GCCGAGGTGGATGAGTGCCTGCTGCAGGGCATGGACCCGGTCGTCGCCCTTGGCGGAGTCGTAGCCGGTGCCGTGCTTGGAGTTCGGGTCGTAGGCGAGGGTGCCGTCATCGGGCTTCCGGGCGGTCGCCTTCGCTGCCGGCCGAGGCTTGGCGCCACCGTGAGGTGCCGGTCGTGCCGGCCTCTTCTTCGTCGGTGCACTCTTGGCCGTACCGCCGCCGCTGCTCGGCGCGAACTGGCCTCCGGTGGAGCTGCCCGCCGGTGCGTGCTGGTCGTTGAATCGCTCGACCAGCCAGGACGCCACGAGCGGATGGGTTGCGGACTGGTGCGCGCGCGTCGACACCGCGCCTCCTCTGGGTCCAAGGGAAACGCGGGGGAAGCGGGGCGAGGGTCAGGCGGACTTTGGCTTGCCCTTGATCGTCCGTTTCGTGCTCGGCAGTTCCAGGATCTGCACCGGGTGGTCGTCGGTGATCCGTTCGGCGGCGCGGACCATCGGATCGCTACTCGCCATCAGGCACCACCCTGACCTGAATCCGGCGGAATCCGTCCGAGCCGACGCCGTCGTCTGCGACAACCTCGTAGGTCAGGTCCCGCTGGAGCAGGATTTCGGCGGCGTGACCCATTTCGGCGAGTTGGACACCGCCGGTGCCCTTCGGCACGAGGATCGTCATGATGACCGGCTCGCCGTCCATCTCGCTGTTCGAGGCCGGCCAGCGTTTGCCGAAGTCCTCCGCCACCGCCGGGTCAGCGGTCGTCGAGGAGTAGCCGAGTTCTTTCCACCGCAGTCCGGTGAGATCCGGCCGTTCGCCAGCCTGCCAGCGTTCGAACCCGGCGTCCTGGACGTCGAAGTCGTCGCTGTTCATGTCGGCGTTCCACCATGCCTGCTCGCCGAAGACGCGCTTGCCTTCTTTGATGACGCGGCTGACCTTCACGTCAGCGGTGAGCCGGGACACCGCCATCGTCTTGTCGATCTCGGCGATCCGCTCCGGTACACCTTCCAGGAAGTCCTCGTTGCCGGACGCCGGGGCGCCCGTCCTGGCGTCCTTGTATCCGCCGCGCAGGAATGTGTTCGCCGACTGATACTCGACGCCCTCATATTCGGAGAGTGCTCGCACCGACCCCATGCCGGGTGGGCCGGTCAGGTCCTCGCCGGTGTAGTCGCCGTGATGACCGCCGGGGGCACGCTTGAGTTTGGCGGGGGTTGCATCGAGGGCCGCCTGGCCACTGAGCGCATCGACGAGACGCTTGGCCGTGCTCGCCGGGCTCTTGACCCACCGCCCGCCGTCCTCACCACCCGGGTCGCGGAGTTGTGCCGGGTTGTACTTCCGATACTCCCCTGGCGACAGGGAGGTGATCAGCCAGAGCGGCAGCGACACCGACCGCGCAGGCGCGGTCGGCTCGACGCCAATTGGAGACTCTTCGAGCGCCGTGAGCAGTTCGAAGCGGCGGACGTCGGCCACGAGACCCGCCTTCCGGCTTATCCCGGTCCTACGACCTGGCCTCGGGGCGGCTTGCCGTGCAGCACCCGGTTCTTGTCCGAACCGGGCCAGATGCCGTAGCGCTCGTGATACCACTCGGCTGCCGTGCGCTTCGCGAGCTCGTCGACCATGTGTTTCTTGAGGTGGCCGTAGAGCTCGGTCCAGGTGGCCCATTCCCCGGCACCCTTGCCGTGCAGCCAGAATTCTTTGAGGTTGTTGTGGTCGGCGCGGGTCTCGTCGAAGACGTCGAGTAGCAGGTCGCGGGCCGTCGCATCCGGCGCGGCCGTGATGGATGGCTGCTCGGCGCCGGGCTGCTGCAACTGCACCGAGACCATGCCCGAGTGCTTCAGCAGTGACATGTTCTGGCCGATGACCGCGGCCTTGACGGACTCGGCCTCGAAGCCGCCGTTGACGCCGGCCACGATCGTCGACATCTGGATCTGGGCGATTTCGGCCGCGTCCTTCGCGTCCTCGCGGAGAATCGGCATGTCGGCGACGTCGAACCACAACTCAGCGTCGTTCGGGACGGAGACGAGCGTCGCCGTAGAACCGCACAGGTCCTGCAAGGTCGGATACACCCATGTGTCGGCAAACATCCGCCGGGCGGCCGAAAAATTCCCGGCATTCAGTGAGCTGCCGGAAAGCCCCTCGGAGATGCCGAGCAGCGCGGCCGGCACCCGGGACAGCACCGACAGCCGGGTCTCGCCGAGACCTTGGGTGGACTTGAAGTCGATCTGCGAAAGGTCGGACCCGACGACGGTGGCATCGGCGCCGGCGGCCAGGTACAGCGTCCGGTAGGCGTTCGCCACACCGGCGTGCTTCTGCTCCATCGCGTCGACGATCTCTTCGAACTGCTCCCGCGTCGCCGCAGTGACGCCTTTGACGACGAGGTTCGGCGTGGCGCCGTTCTCGAAGAAGCGGATCTTGTGTTCGGTGGCGAGCCGGTCACCCTGAATGTCCCGGACAGCCGGGGTGATCCACGACATGCCGATGCCGGCCGCCTCGGGGTCCGGGATCGGCGACCAGTGCGCCACGTCCTGCGGCAGCAGGGTCTCGACCCGATTGCCGGAGTTGAAGCCGCCATTGCAGTAGACGTAGCCGAGGAGCTTTCCGTCGAGGGCGTGGCTCGGGTAGTCGGGCTGGCGCTGGGATCCGAACAGTAGTGCCACCCAGTCGGGACGCAGCACCCGGAGCCGATCGGGCTGGCGGGTGACGTACGCATTGCCGGCAAGGCCGGCGTGCCATTCCATGCGGGCCAGGAGTTCGCCGGTGGTGGCGTTCGTCCATGGCTGCTCGAGCGGGGCCAGGTCGCGGTTGCCGAACGTCCTCCGGGCCTTCGGTGAGGACGGCAGGTTCCGCCACGTGAACCGGGCCTGCGACAGGACGAGCGCGCGGACCATCTGCGCGGCGAATGCCGGCGGGCAGCCGCGCAGGGCGGCGGCATAGCCTGGCAGGGTCGCCATAACCTCCGTCGCGCGGTTCCCGGCGAGCGTCTGGTTGAGTCCCGACCCGCCGATGCCGTACTGGACACCGCCGTAGCCGAACGTCGACGGGATGAGATAGTCGGTCAGCCACTGGTCGGCGGCGAACCGCTGCTCGGTGGGCCGGTCAACGGTACGGGCGGAGAGGCGCTCAAGGAGTCCCACGCGTGCGGCCCGCCTCCCAGCCGAGCACGAACGCGGCCCGCAGCCAGCGCAGGGCCGGGACGACCTTCGCCGTGGTCCAGCCGATGACGAAGAACACTGCTGCGACCACACCGAGGACGAGCGCGACGAGTTTGGCGAGGATCCAGCCGATCGACCACACCCCGATGCGCAGATACCCGCCGATGACACGGCCGGCTTCGCGGGTCTGATCCCGCCGCCGGTCGCCGGTGCTGAGCAGCTCGTCGAGCGTGACCATCTGAGCCCCCTAGCGCCAGGATGCGAAGAACTGCTGCTCGGGCTCGGGAAGGGCCGCGGCGTAGGCGTGGCCCATGACGCCGCAGATCGCGAGGTCGATCTTCCGTGGACTGTTCGCGGTTTCCTTCTGGACCCGCCAGCCCTGCGGGGTCGCCTTGATCACGGCGTTGCCGACATGCCGGGCCAGCGCGGGGTGACCGGAGTGGGTCAGCTTGTGATCCTTCGCGGCGTCGTAGAACCGCTGCGCGGCCTGGATCATCGCGAGGCCCTGCGGCATCGCCTCGACCGGGTACCCCTCGGCGGCAAGCCGCTCGAATAGCTGCTGCCAGATCCGCGGGTCGTAGACGCAGTGCCGGACGCGCCAGCGGGTGAACGCCGCGCGGATGACGGTCTCGACCTCATCGGGGTTGACGCGCCACCCCTCGACGTCGTGCGGCTTCTCCCAGCATGCCACGACGTCGATGTGCAGGTCGCTGACGTCGTGGACGGTGAGGCCGGTCGAGTCCCCGGAGAAGGAGCCGTCGAAGGCGAGGACGACGTCGGCGCCGTCCGGCACGGGCCGGTGGTCGGCGAGGGAGTCCCACAGGCCGGTTTCGAACCAGGCCTGCTGGGTCGCGACCCACTGGTTGCAGCGCTTGGTTCTGAATTCGTTCTCCGGCGTGCGGAGCGCCGATGCCTCGAAGTCCTCCGCGGAAACGATGTCGTCGTATCCGGGATTCGCCTCGAGCCATGTGCCCGGGACTCGATGGTCGGCGTCCTGGGAGACCGGTTCCCACCACGCCATGAAGAACGTGGGGTCGTCGACCTCGCCTGAGCACACGCGCTTGCCGTGTTCGTAGAGGCCGTAGCAGAGCGAGTCCTGGCCGGTGGAGTCGGTCCGCACCCCGGCGGTCGTGATCCCGATCATCAATGGTTCGGACCGGGCGCCCATAGCCAGAGCGAGAACATCCCAAAGTTCACGATTTGGCTGAACATGCACCTCATCGAAGAGGGTCAGCGTCGGGTTGAGGCCTTCCTTGGTGTAGGCCTCGGCGGACAGGACCTTGTAGACGCTGCCCGTATTGGTCATCTCGATTGCGTCGCGGTAGAGCTTCAGCACCGAGGACAGGTCCGGATCCAGTTCGACCATCCGGCGCGCTGTGCCGAAGACAATCCGGGCTTGCTCCCGATCTCCCGCCGCCGAGTAGACCTCGCCTCCGTGGGGGCCGAGGACGAGACCCGCGAGTCCGATACCGGCGCCGAGTGCGGACTTGCCGTTCTTGCGTGCGACGCCGACTAGCGCCGTGCGGTGTCTGTACCGTCCGTCCGGGCGGCGAGCGAATACGTTTCGTACGGCTTCGCGCTGCCATGGCCGGAGGCGGATTGGGCTGCCAGCAGGGCCCGCGACCGAGTCCTTCGTGACGCGGCACATGTCTTGGATGAAGTCGGCGAACAGATCGCCGTCGCCGCTGTTCACATCCTGGCTTGGCACTGTGGTGAGCCACCGTGGGGGCCAGCCGGGCGTTAGACTAGCTTCATGCGCAGCCGTGACAATCGCCCCCATTGCACAGCAACGTCATGCACGAGGCCGGTCCTCGCGAAGACCCTGTGCGGCGCGCATTACAGGCGGATGCGGGTTCATGGCGAGTTGCGGGAGGACACGCCCGTCCGCGACCACAACCCCGGGTCCAACTGCTCGGTAAAGGGCTGCAATCGGGCCGTGGCGGCCCATGGCGTATGTGGCACGCACTACGCCCGGCTGCGGCGGTGGGGTGCTCCGGAAGCCGGTTACATCGCCAAGGGGCACACCACACGCAGTGGATACCGGATGGCGTATGCGCCAGAGGACCCGATGGCACAAAGGAACGGTCACGTTCTTGAGCACCGGCTCGTCATGTCCCGGCTGCTCGGGCGCCCCTTGGACCGGATCGAGTCGGTGCACCACAAGAACGGCGTCCGGGACGACAACCGCGCCGAGAACCTCGAACTCTGGGCGAAGTGCCAGCCAGCCGGGCAGCGGGCGGCCGAACTCGTTGAATGGGCACGAATGATCATCGAGAAGTACGGGGCCGACTACGACCGTGGCGTCCTCTAGGCCTGGCGCCGACGATCCATCAGGCGGTCCAGCGCGGAGGCCTTCTTCACCTCTGCGACGCCGAGGCGCGAGCGTGCAGTAGGGTTGAACCCCAGGACGGACAGGGCATCGTCGAACCGCTTACCCATGGCGACAAGCGCGCCGGCGTCCTTCGGGTCTGACGTTGCCCGGTAGCGCCTGCGAGCAATGGCGAGGTCGTCAGCGACAAGGCACGCCTCGAC